GCTGGTTGGAAAATGAAAGAAACTGAAGAAGATAAGAATATTTATGAAGATATTAAAACCAATATTGATTCATCTAATAGATTACATAAATTACCATCAGATCCTAGATTAGGTGAGATTGATGAGGAACTCTGCTTTAACTATCTTAATCGAGAGATAACAGTGAAGGATTACAAGGCTATTCTGAAGAGAACCATTGTGGAGACTAATGAAGTCATTAAGAAAAATTTAAGTGACTCATACAATGATGATCTGCAAGAAAAGAGGATCAGCAATTATATAAAATTGAACCAAGATTATAAACGAGGTGATCAGACTATAAGACCAAGACTTGATAAGAAAGCAGTCATACAATTTCCATACATAGTTCCTGAAAGTAAAGAACAATGTTTAGTTCCTTGGTTAGACAATGTGAGTGACTTATCTTGGCTAACAGACCTCTGGTCTGAATGTGTTTATAATAGAACAACTGAGAATGAACTCAATAGAGAATTTCCAAATCCAACAGAAGAAGATGAATTTTTAGCCACTAAAGATGGTGGGCGAGAAACAAACGAGGATTCACTTAGAGAAAGAGATAAACGTTTTAAAACTAAAATAAGAGATCCTAGAGATGAAATTGTTAAAGAATTAGCAATGAGAGCAATTCATTCAAAGAAGCACAAGCATGAACCCTGGATGATAGCACAAAAAGAGAAACAAAGCACTTGGTTTGACTTAGCTGTTGACACTTCTGATGTAGAAGAATTTGTTAATCAAACATTTGAGCATTTACTGCCTGCGGATAGGGGCAAAATCAATGCCAAAGGGGATAAGATAGGTCATTATCTTAATGAGCTGATGACCTTAGGCGGTAAGAAACCATGTAAGGTGGTGGATCAATTCATCGAATATTGGTATTCAACAGATATCGGTCATTATCTCACTTTCTTGAGTGCCATGATGGAAGAGCTCAATTTAACACTACCTAGACATCACGGGAAGTATGAATTCACATTCAAAAGAGTACCAGGTTACAATGCATGGCTACTGATCCACTCCAAAGGAGTTGATAAGGCTTTACAGGTCTCTGTATGTATGCGATCAGATGGTTATGTCAATGAATCAGGTGTCTTCAAACAACCAACAGACAGCACTAATAAGAACCATTATTTCAATTTCTTCTCAGTGGATAGACATAAAATATCACATTACTTGTATGCTTCTGAGAAGATGGCTGCCATTCTTTATTTTCTCTGTATTCTTAGACGGACGGATCCCATGGACTGGGTTTTAAACATAAAAGTTGGAGCTCAAGATCACACAACATCATTATTTAACACTTCACTATTAATATTTTTAGAAGATTCTCCGAGCACAACTACAAATTTGTTTTTAGCTAGATATATGTATATGGAATCTGTTCGTATGTCAATTGATAAAGCTCAGCCCACAAAAATCCTTAGCAAATTAGATCATAAGATCAGATCTAGGTTGGGAGCATGGGCATACAACAAATTAATTAATATGATGAGAACTCTAAGACTAGATCCTCCTAGATACAGGAAAGAAGATCTCAAAACAGAAGTTCTTGGGGATGAAGAAATGATAATCAGCGGTGACAATTTCTTATCTTTAAGAAATTGGACAAATAATTTGGAAGTTTCTGATTTTGAAACAGTTCTGAATAGTTTCTATCTTGGAATCTTCCACAACGTTTCAGAATCTGACAGGAATCAGGCTGCATTTCAAATCTATCAGAAGATCATTGGTCAAGAGACGTTGATGCATAAAGGAGATCACATTTCAGCAGATCGCATCGTTCGGCCAGAAAGGTTGGGACAAGCTGACATAAATGATGGTGATTTCAGATCTCATGAATTTGATCCGAGGACCATTTTATTAGCATCAGATCTGATGAGAAAGAAACTAGATAAAAAATATGGTAATTGGTTTATGAGATTTGAACAGAAAATGAGGCATCTCGGAAATGTCAAACGTACTGAAGAATTAGCAACATTTAAAGCTAGTGCAGAGACGGTAGATGCTACATACGAGGAACTGAAGCAAAAGGTGGAATCACGAGATATTGAGACTATGCCAGATTCAGATTATTTCAGGAGTTTAACCAAGAGAGGTATAAATGTTGAAATGATTAAGCAGAAGTTATGCAATTCGAATAAGAAAGTGGCAGAGTTCATGTTGCAAAAGATCAGGTCTGGTGAACTATTAGAGTGCCCATTCACTAACATAGATGAGGTTTATAATAGGGTGTTATCAAAAGGAGGAGTTAGAACTAACACATTTAAGAAAGATCAACCAACAGGAGTCAGAGAAATATTTGTTCTCGACCCTGACTCCAGAGTCTTAATCCATTTTTTAGAATCTGTTTCTAGAATCATTTGTGAAGAAATTGAGTCAGAAATGATGACTAAAGGAACGGTTAAAAATAAACGAACAGAAGATCATTATGCTCGAGTCAATCATGTTGTCAAGGAGCTAGATGGAGAAAGTATCACTAACATTGATTCTGATGATGCACAAACTTGGTGTCAAAAATGGGTTATGCCAGCATTCGCAGCAGTCTTAGCTAAATTAGTTCCACCAGACTTGTTCTACTTTCTGTGTAAAATCTTGAATGAAGTCGCCAGAAAGAAGATAACTCTGCCATATTCTCTGATAGACTCATTTGCGAGGTTATCCCATATATCGTCGTTCTCAACAGAAATAGAAGAACTCAAAAACCAGTTCCTAGGTAGGGCAGTAAATAATGATGGAACACATAGACAGTTTCTAATAGAGAAGGGTGGCATTCTATTAAAAAATGTTTCAAACATGATGCAAGGAATTTTACATTTTACATCTAGTTTAGCTCACGCAATTTTAGCTGACATGCTTCAAGATATGAGTTATAAACTAATGAAAATGTTTATAATACAATTCGAATGGGATCCTGATGGTTTGGGTCTGATTATAACTATTAAAGTGTCATCTGACGATTCTTCCTTCATAAAAACAGTCATCTACAATGGATCAAGTAAAGCTAAGAAAGAACAAGTTCGCTATTTTTTGCATTTCTTATCGAATTTTAAGGAGAGATTGTCTAGAAACTTCTGCATTGTTACTTCATTGGAAAAAAGCTCAAGATCTTGTTTCTCCCTGATTGAAGAATTCAATTCAGCTTGGTTTTTGAGGAATACATTCATGATTCCAGCCATTAAATTTGTCTGGGCATCTCTTGGATTGACTGTTTCTACTAAATTTGAAGATAGACAGAGAACCTTGTCTAACTTGCGAACACAAGTGATTGAGAGTGGAGGATCACATTCCTTATGTGCAGTCATTCAAGAGTTGCAGGCTAGAACATACTATAAGAATTTGGGTTGTCGATTAAATCCTCTATTTAAGGTTTATGCTGAAAGGTTAAAAGAAATGCCTCATCCATCATTAGGCTTATTTGTGTTTGAAAGTTTAGCAACATGTGGTCTCTTTGGTTTTGATGAGGCTAATTACCAGCATTTATCTAGGAATGAAAAAGCGCAAAGAGTTGAAATGGCACTGATTGAGTCAAATGAAGCAGTAGTGTCTGAGAGCGGAAAACCAACAGTCAGCTTATCTTTGTTCATTGGAAGTGGTGAAAATTATAAGGAATTTCTCAAGAGAATGAGAGTACCTGAAAATTGGATGACAATTGCTAATGAAAATCCAATAATGCTTTACAGAGTTTCCCAAAATCCCAAAGAATCTGAATTTTGGATTCACAAAAAGATTCTAACTCCCTCAACTGCTGACAATTTCTCATTC